CTTTCTAATTGTTGGAAAGCTAAAGGCATAGCTTTGTTAGCTACTTGTCCAATAACAGTAGATTGAGCTAATGGTGAAGTAGGTGTTCTACCTGCACCAGAAAATTGTCCTGCAACATTTGAATAAATATCAGTAGCAGCTTGGCTAATCATAGGAGATAAAAAAGGATTAGTGTACTGTCCCTGAATAGTATTCAATATTTGAGTATTAGCAGCGTTCGCCATTTGTTCTTGTGCTGCAATACCTTGCATAGTTTGAGTTGTAGGTGCTACATATCCTGCAGCTCCTGGCCCTTGATTGTATATTGTACCTGCTTCAGATAAAATCTGATTTAATGCTGGTTCAGCTGGAGCATAAGGTTGCACTATACTTGTTTGTGTTGTGCTACCAGTATTTCCGCCTCCGCCTCCTCCTGATGACATATTATTTATTCTCCTTTTTTTTTTCTAATAGTACATGGCTTTCAGTATACCCAAAAGGTTTCAGAATTTTCTTCCACCCTGGTCTAGCAACTAACTCGAGTAAGTCGCAGTTTTGTTGCCATGCAAAATCTTCTATGTGTTTAATTAAATGTTGCCATTTCTCACGATGTCTTCCTGTCATAATTTTGATATTTAAACATCGTTGTAATGGTCTTTGTATTACTTCTGTTACTACTAATCCATAATACTTGGATTTCTTATCAGCTTCTGAATCCCAAAGAATCCATAACTGCATCTTTTCTTCTAAGATCCATTTCTTAATATGGTCTGCCAAAGCATAACCATTGGATCTATTTAAAGAGTTAGCGATGTCTGTTTTAACTACTCCCCAAACTTCGTTAACGCTTTTAGTCGGTATATAATGTAAATTAATCATGTTATCACTAGATAACTTATACCAAAATGTGTTGAATCTGTCGAACTCATCGTAGCTTTAATTGCATCAGATGGTTCTAAAACTAAAGGAACTGTTAATATTTCTACTGCAGTATTAGCTGCTAAAGTTTGTGTTTTTAATATTGTATATTCAGCACTAGCTGAACTATCAGAAATATCAAATGATAAAGTAGGTGTATTAGAAGTATTATTAGTAACTCTAATAGACTTTATAATTATTGTTTCGTCTGAAGCTGCAGTTAATAATGCAGTTTCACTACCAGTTGCTAAGGCAACGCCTTTAAATTTATATGTGTTAGCCATTGTTGTTTCTTTTAAAATAAGATGGAAGTCCTAAATGTGGTCTTCGATCATTTACGTTTTGAGTGGCATCTTTAGATTTTTGGTCGTTATAGTGCAGAAATACTTGGGCACAGTTATCGCCTTGAAATTCTTCTCTCCAATGTTCTAGCTCCATACCTCTATAAACTAACATATCTCCAGGTTTTAGATTAACTATGATACCTTTGTTATTACTACTTGCAGTTATACCTTTTTTACCGCCCATCTGTTCTGGCTTACCTACATTCTTTTTAGGTTCTAAATGTATAGGCCAAGGATCACCACCAAGATTTAATGTTGTAGATATTTCACAGCTAAATCTATCTTTATGTCTATGTAGTACATCACCAGGTTTATATATTCTTGCATAAGAATAAGTTGGATTTAATTTAAGTCCTGTTTTCTTTTCCATAATAGGTAAAGTTCTCATTAATAAAGTTTCCATAGCTATATCTGCATAATGAGAATAAGTGTTTGGTACTTGAGAATCCTCCCAAGTCCCCCACTCTTCTGTAAACTTTGAAATATATCTTGCATCAAATAAACTTCTAGCAACAGTTCTTTTAAGTAAAAAATAATTGTAAACAAATGTAGCTATATCTTTTGGTACAGCTTCTTTAATAACTATATATTTATTTTTTTTGAAGCTCATCTTTGTGACTCCTTTCTTTTGATATTTCTGATTCAACAACTTTTATATTCCAGTGTATAAATCTAAATGGTTCTATTCCAGCATCAACTGCAAACTCGTGTGGAACATAGCCTGGAAATATAATCATAGTTCCAGGTTGTGGTTTATAATGCACTTGATTTGTACCCATTGTAATTTGTGATTGATCTTTTAAAGGTAACTTTGTCATCTCTGCACCGGGTCTTGGTTCGTGAAAGATAGGATAAGATGTTTTATCACTGCACTTTAAAAAATAAAATCCTGATACGTGTTGATTCCAATGTTGATGGGTAGAGTGATGACCACCACCTTTTTCACTAAACTCTTGAACCCAAAATTCTGTAAAGTGTAGGCTGTGGTTTCTTAAATCAAAGCCTTGCCAATCTAAAAACTCATAGGATCGTTGTCCTATAAATTGAACTAAATCTTTTACTTTAGGATCATTAGAAAAACTTTCACTATGTTTAGATAAACCAAATGTACCTATATCTTTTTTCCATTTAGGTTCATTCTTTAATGTATCTTTAAGATTTTTATCTGCTTTCTTAATATATTTGTCAGTTACTTTAAGTGCATTTTTTAAAAACATTGGTGCTTCTGCAATCCACACCGGTGTTTGAAAATAAAACGCAGATTTAAAATCTACGTGTCCTTTTGGTTTTTGTGGTGTACTACTGCCACCTTGTTTTATATCATTCATATTATTTAAATGGATAACCTAGATTCCATATCACTAGACTATGCCATACAAAAGAAGGAAATACAACCAAAGAGCCTTTTGGGAATATTTCTGTACAGGTTCTCATATTAGGTTTTTTATCAGGATCTTCATTCCTTAAATCAAACTCTAACTCTCCACCTTTGTATTCTTTTGGATCTGTTAATGTTACCGTTACAGATAATTTTCTAATTTTTCCGTTTGTGTTATCTTGGGTTACATAAGGTTTATCCCAACTATCACAGTGCCAGTCGTAGTATTGGCCTTTTTTATAAATTGTAAATTGACAAGACTCTGAAAAATCCCAATCAAAATTCCAACCTGCATTTTTATTTGCCATATGAACATAAGGTTGTATTTCTTTGTAAATCCAATGATCATTCATCCAAACAATATTAGAATCTCTTTTCTTTTGTAAATTTTTTATTTCATCTTTATTAAGAGGATTTTTATTTAAATCTCTATCTCTACCAAAGCCACCGGTAATAGCCATTATTTCTCTTTCTTTTTCTGCTTTACCATACTTAACAATAAGATCACAAATTCTAGGTGGAATGATAGCTTGAAAGTACCAATAATAATTAGATATATTCATTAATATATAGGTAGATAGCTTGTATTAATATCTACCTCTCCATCTTTTTTATATAATTTTTTAATTGTTTTTTCATCGGTAACATCAAAAGCTATGGTAATTCTTTTATCATTATAAGGTTTTTTATTAACAACTTTATGGTGCCTATAAGATGGTCCTATATAAACATTTCCAATTTTATTTTTTATTGTATAATTTTTAAAAACAGTTTCAGTATTTTTAGGGTCTATAGAAATATACCCGTGAAACAATGAATCATAATGACTATGCCAATCTAATAATTCATTTTCGGAATGCATATTTAACCAACATTGCATCCATAAAGGTTTTTTAGTATTTGAATATTTTTTAATAATTTTAAATATGTCTTGGAACATTTTATGATAATATGTAGATCCAACTAGTAAACCTATACAATTATAATATCTATAAAAACCTGTAGAGGATTTATCACCATAATTAAATTTAAAACGTTTATGAGCTAAATATGCATATTCTTTAAAGTGTTTTAAATTTTTCTTAACATAAGAAAGATTAGTCACCATATGTTTTTTATTAGATATATTCATAGTTAATTGTTAAAATTATATTTAAGCCATTAGAAGTATTGGGTGAAAAAGAATACTTATTAGTAGCCGGAAACAGTATAAAGTGATTATCTTTTATAGGTAAGTGCCACGTTCTATTTTTTCTTCTATTATCATCATATTCGATGATACACTCTGAAGATCCTTCTTTAACATCAACACCATATATTAGTGTATAGTCTGGTGAGTTACGTAAATCAACAGGTTCAACTTGATTTCTTGTCCAAGACTTTTCTTTAGGATGCATAACATTACCGTGCATATTTTTGTGCACTAGTGTGGGACCGTATTCAACTTTCCAATGATCTCTAACATAATCTTGCATCCATTGTAGAGGTTGAGAATAAGGCACAACATAATCATCAAAAGCATAAGCTCGTGGATTAGTATTAATTCTATTTTGTTTTACGTAAGATTCTATAATGTCGTTTCTTATTTTATCACGATCAATATCAAAGCCTTTAGGCATTTGAATCTCACCTGTATATAAATCTATTTCTGTTAATACTTTCTTGTGCATACCTATCTAGATATGTAATAAACCCTAATAATAATGTCAAGTGTATTATCTAGCGACTTTATCCCAAGCACCTGTAGATTCATTCCACTCATATATATGAGTAAGAGCTTCTTCTTCAGATAATGCGGGAGCATCACCAATAGGTGATTGCCATCTTGCTTCTGATGTATTTAAGACCCAACTAGCATAAGGTTTTTTAGGTAAGAACAAATCATTGTCTTCATCATAAATCATACCTATACCTGCGTAGTTACCTCTTAAAGGTGTTCCGCCTTCTTTGTGTTGTCCGCCTTGTGTATTATAAGATGTTTTTTTCCATAAAGGCCAACTGTGGATTCTTTCCAAAAATTGTCTTCCTACTTCTTCATCTTCAACACCATCAGCGTTTTGACAATCAGCATCAGCTACGACTTCAACGCCGATAACTTTACTGTTTATTCCTAGTTTTGCGTAATGTGCCATAATGTTTCTCCTTATATCTTATTTGTTAATTCATTTCAACTATTGAAATTTATATCTTAATATTACTATACCTGAACCACCAGCGCCTCCAGTTCCATTACCATCACTACCAATACCTCCACCACCACCGCCACCGCCAGTGTTAGCTGTTCCTGCAGTTGCTGTTCCTGGTCCACCTGGTCCTGGTCCTGTTCCACCAGCGCCACCGCCTCCTGATGCAGTTCCTCCACCAGCACAATTTGAACCTCCACCGCCACCTCCACCAGCTCTTGCTGTTGGTGTTGCATTAATACTTGAAGTTGCTCCAGTGCCACCTGCACCAGCTTGTGGTGCTGCTCCATTTCCTCCTACTGTAGTTGCACCGCCACCTGCACCTTGACCTTCTGGGCCTGTTGTTCCTCCATCATTACCTTGAGGAGGAGATACTGGTGGTGTATTTCCAAGACCAATGCCTGGTGTGCCGTGTGATCCACCGCCAGAGCCACCATTAGCACCACTTGAACTTTTACCTCCACCGCCACCACCGGCAGATGTTATTGTTGAAAAAGTTGATACAGTTCCAGCAGCGCCTGTTGCTGGACCAGAAGTTGGTGATGTAGCACCTCCCGCACCTACTGTAATAGGAAATGATGCAATACTTCCTTGTATAGCAGCTACACAAGCTCCTAAAGGTGAAACTGTAAAAGAACCAGAAGAAGTACCAGAAGATTCTCTATAGCCTCCTGCACCTCCACCACCTCCTCCTGAACCGCCACCAGCTCCACCTGCTACTACCATATAATCTATTTTTGCTAATGGTCCTCCTCCTGCTGAAATAGCAAAAGTGCCACTACTTGTAAAAGTATGAACTTTAAAATTTGTACAAACAGTTGTAATTGTTCCACCTGTTGCAGTAATAAATTCTGTACCAGTTACGTTAGAAGTTGAATCTTGTATGTCTTGCCAGCCTTTAGTTCCATCAACATATATTAAAGTTACTGATTGTGATTCTGTGTTTAAAGTTGCACAATTACATTCACCATTTATTTTTGATCCACCTCTACCAACTGTTACAGCATTTGTATCCCAAGTATTACCATAATCTTTAAATGCTACTATATCTCCTGCTGAAGGCGAACTTGGAAGTGTAACTGTAATTGCTCCACCTGTTGTATTAATAAAATATCCATTACCTGAAGCGACTGTTAAAGGGGATGTTTTTGCTGTAGTACACCAGTTCACAGTTCCTGTACGACCAAATCCTGATTGAGTAGCACCACAAGCTAAAGTTACAGCTGTGCCTGGGCCACCTAATGTAAGTGTGCTTCCTGATCTTTTTTCTATGTTGTTTACTTTAATTGTACTCATAATTTATCCTATTGAAATTTGTATCTTATCATAACTATACCAGAGCCTCCAGCTGCTCCTGCTCCTGGAGGATTAGCTCCACCGCCACCACCTGTATTGGCTGTACCAGCAACTGCTGATGCTCCACCTCCACCGGCGGGAGGTCCTTGTGATGCACTTCCTGGTCCTGGTGCTCCTGATCCACCACCTGCAAAATATCTTGTACTTGAAACTGGACCTGGTGTTCCATAACTTGGAGCTGTGGGACCAATAAATGGATCAGCTATATAAGCACCAACTCCTCCTGCGCCATAGTCTGGGTCAGAATTATCGCCGTTTGTTCCTACTCCACCTGCTCCACCACCACCACTTCCTCTAAAGCTTCCAGAACTTGCTCCACCGTCTCCACCATCATTACCTTGGGGAGGTGCTGTTGGAGGTGTATTTCCTGTTCCACCACAAACTGCATTTCTTCCACCACCACCTGATGCACCAGGTCTGTTACACATATTACAGTGTCCACCGCCTGCTCCACCTTTTGCTGATGTTACTGTAGAAAAAATTGAATCATTACCTCTAGAACCTTCATCTGGACTACCAGAAGGAGCACCTGCTCCTCCAGCTCCAACAGTTATTGGATATGCTTGTGCTGTTACTGTAATTGTTGTGTTTGGACTTGCGCCCGAATTATTTATAGGGTGATTTGATCCTGGTGCTGTTGAAAAAAATCTCATACCACCAGCTCCGCCTCCGCCTGAACCTCTTGGCGGACCATAGTTATTTGATCCTCCACCACCGGCTCCTGCTACCACATTATAATCAACTACATTATTAGGTGCACTAGTAGCTGCAGCGCTTACTGTAAAAGTTCCACTGCCTGTAAAAATGTGAGTTTTAAAATTACCACACGTAACAGTCGCGTTTCCACCAGAAGCTGTAATAAAAGTTTCTACACCTGATGGACTTTCTGTAACTGATTGTTGTGTTGTCAACCAACCTTGTGTTGAGTCAACAAAAACTAAAAGAACTGAACCTCCTTCTGCTGTTAAAGTAGGATCTCTATCAGAACCTCCACCAATTTTATCTGAACCATTTGGATTTAGTGTTACTGCATTACTATCCCAAGTTCCCGCATAATCTTTTAAACCTACAATAGCACCTGCAACACCTGCTGGTAAATTAACTGTTATTGCTCCACCTGTAGTATTAACAAAATATCCTTCACCGCTTACTGCTGTAAAGGTAGAAGTTTTAATTGAAGATGTTTGCCAATCAACTGTGCCGGTTCTACCCATTCCAGTTGTCGTTGCACCACACGCAATAGCAACAGTTTGACCTGAAGAACCTAATGTAATTGTAGATCCACATTTTTTAATAATGTTAGATCCATCTGAAACTTTTTGTATATTATCTACTTTAATTGTACTTGTCATAATTATTGAAATTTATATCTTATTACTACTACTCCTGATCCTCCTGTGCCACCTAAATTATTAGGGCCTGTTGGACTTTCACCACCGCCTCCACCGCCACCACCAGTGTTTGCTGTTCCGTTTGCCGTTGGAGTACCTCCTCCTGCTGGTCTAGGATTTCCTGTTCCACCACCACCTGTTCCTCCTGCTGATCCACAGGCAACTCCTGGAACTCCGCCTGCTCCACCGCCACCTGCTCTTGCAACTGGTGAACTTGTTATTGAAGAAGTTGCACCTGCACCTCCTGTTCCACCTGCTGGACTTGTAGTATTAACTGTACCGGCAACAGTGGCACCACCTCCACCTCCACCTTGATTTCCTCTACCATCTGCAGCTGAAGTTGCACCATTAGTTCCTTGAGCTGGACTTACTGGAGGAGAATTACCTGATCCACCTGCATAACTTCCACCACCTCCGCCGCCACCACCAGATCCTCCTGGTCCTCCTACCACATCATCATCGGCTCCATAACCACCACCTGTTGAAGTTATTGTACTAAAAACTGAATCACTTCCTTTTATACCAACTGCTTGACCAGGTTGACCTGCGCCTCCTGCTCCTACTGTAATTGGATATGCTTGAATTGAAACAGGTAAACCTGAAGAATTTTTTAATGGACTTCCTGTATAAGGTGCGGCTGGAGTTTCTCCTTCTCTAAATCCTCCTGCTCCACCTCCACCACCTCTGGCTCCACCACCGCCACCTCCACCAGCGACAACCATATAAGAAACATTATTATTAGCTGGGGTAGGTGCTGAATTAATTGTAAAAGTACCTGTGCTTGTAAATGTATGTGTTTTAAAATTTGTGCAAACCGTTGCTACTGTTCCACCTGTAGCGCAAATAAAAAGAGGTGTACCTGTGACGTTAGAAGTTGAATCGTGAATATCTTGCCAACCTTTTGTACCATCAACGTAAATTAAAGTTACTGATTGAGATTTAGTATCCAAAGTTGCATTATTACAAGATCCATTAATTTTTGAACCACCTCTACAAATAGTAACTGCATTACAAGCCCAAGTGTTTCCATAATCTTTGAATGCCACAATATCTCCTGCGCTTGGTGACGAAGGTAGGGTTACTGTTATTGTTCCACCAGTTGTATTAACAAAAAATCCATCACCTGACACAGCAGTAAAAGGACTTGTCTTTGCCGTTGTACACCAGTCAACAGTTCCTGTTCTTCCAAAACCTGTTTGTGTGGCTCCACATCCCAAAGTTACACTTTGGCCTGATGTTCCTAAAACTACATTTGTACCAGGACCACCAACTGTAACCGTTGAGCCATTTTGTTTATCAACTGTATTTACTTCTATTTTAGACAATGACTAATACTCCTGTTACCGTTATTGTTCCAGGTATAGTGAC